TCTCCAGAGATTGTAATGTTGCGACCACCGCTTATGTCTTTATTAGAATCAGTAATGATTGCTTTACTTGCAATAACTGTGCCGTTTGTAATACCATCAATAAGGTTAATGTCTGTAGCGCTGGCTGTAACTCCGTCTAAAATATTTAGTTCTGCAACTGTTGAAGTAATGCCGTCAAGAGCATTTATTTCTGCTGCTGTAGCTGTTACACCGTCAAGAATATTTAACTCTGCTGTTGTTGCTGTAACTCCGTCTATAAGATTTAGTTCTGTTGCAGTCGCTGTTACACCATCAAGGATATTCAATTCTGCAGCAGTACTAGTAACACCATCAAGGATATTTAACTCGGCTGTAGTTGCTGTAACACCATCTAATAAATTTAGTTCTGTAGCAGTTGAAGTAACTCCATCAAGTATGTTCAGTTCTGCTGCTGTAGATGTAATTGCAGTACCATTAATTGATAAGGCATCTGTCTCTAATGTACCATCTATATCTGCATCGCCTGATACATCCAACGAGCCTGCATCAAGTTCGCCTGTAAGCGTAATATTCCTAAAAGAACCTATGTCTTTATTTGAATCTACTACGACTGCTTTAGAGGCTGCAACAGTTCCTGCTGTAACTCCGTCAATTGTTTCTAGTTCGGCTTCTGTTAATTCTGCACCTGAACCAAGTGTAAGTGTTCCTGTTACTGTAAGATTATCATTGACTGTTACTTCTGAAGTTGTGTGACCTATTGAGATCGGAACACCTGAAGTCGCAGTGCCGATAGTAATACCATTAGATGTATTAGAGTTGTCTATGTTTAATGATGTTGTTGCATCTAGTGAAATAGTTGTACCGTCTACAGCAAGTGTTCCGTCTATGTCTGTATTGTCTAAGTTTGAAGTTCCGTCAATGTCTATGTCTCCTGCGACATCTAGACCTGCAGCACCTGCTAAAACTAAATCATCAGTAGATGTATCCCATAACATATAAGCACTTGCAGTATCTCCGAAGAATTTAACATCATATCCAGTATCATCAACACCAACAGTTATAGTATTATCTACTTGAATAGCACCGTCAAGATTTGTTGTTCCTGAAACTGTTAATAAATCTGTGGTAATTGTACCATCAAAATAAGCATCTTTAAATTCTAATGAACTTGTTCCTAAATCAATATCATTATCTGTTACTGGAACAATAGCTCCGTCTTGTATTCTAATTTGCTCTACTGCAGCACTAGAAACTTCTACAAATACTCCCCAACGATTATTAGTGCTGTCAGCAACAATCTTATTTAAAAAGTCTAAGTCACCGATTGTGTGTATGTTACCACCATGTCCTGCTGTGCCATCGTGTCTGTGTCCAGTACTTGAAGCACTACTAGAACTGTATGTAAATGCGTTGACTAATTGATTGTACTCATTATTAAATAATGCAGCAGTGATTGTATCGCCATCTGCGAAAGTACTCTGTCTTGTATAACTTTGTGCCATTTATTCTATCTCCTTCCTGAAGGCATGTAATTTATGTATAATCCATTTATTGTATAAGGCGGTAATGAATCCTCACTAATAAATGTAAAATTATTACTGTGACCGCTACCTTGTAATGGAATGCTAATTAAAGGATTGTTTGCTCCTCCAAATACATTCGAGTTAAATACTGCCTCTCCAAATATTGACGGTGGATCTATTGTTCCAATATCAAATAAGTTTGGTTGTGGAACTGCTGTATCTCCATAATTAAATCTAACTTGCAAATCTGGCTGTACTAAGCCTTCTGCATTTGCTGACAACCTTAAAGAATGCAAAGTTTTTAAAGTTCCTAAATCCCCATAATCAAAATCAGGAGTTGCATATCTTGCTAAAATTGTAGCACCGTCAAAATCATTTCCAATATCATGTGTGTATACATATCCATTAGTATCTCCATGATAGTGCTGCTCTATACCATTATGATCAAAACCAGAACCAATTCCTGTAACTTCAAGTCCTCTTGTCTCAGACCATTCCCAACCATTAGGTCTTAGTGTTCCTATTATTCCCCTTTGCGCAGAGTTTGTTGCTGACGCATTAGAATAAAACAAACGATATTGTGATTTTTGTCTTAATACAACACTGCTTATAATATACAAATTTATATTTTCAGCTAAGTCAGATACTAAAGGTTGTATAGCTTTTGTGACTGTGCCTAGTTCAACGTCACCAATTCTTGCTGTACCTGCAACAGTTCTTAAACCGTCTGATGCTAAGAATAATAAATCACCGCCAATCTCTTGAATACTAAATCCGCTTAAACAACCTACGTTTTTAGCAACAGGAACTACTGCAACAGTGCTTGAATTATTTATATTTTGTAATTTAAATATTGAGTTTTCACAAAATATAAATAATTCATTACGGAAACTTTTGATTCCTGTTATTTGATCTTCAATAACAATATTCCCTGCACCACTACTTGTAAAGTCTGTAGGATCTAAAGTTCCACTATAATACAAAGTATTTAAGTTATCTGTTACACCTGCAGCAATTAAATGCTTATCGTGTACAGTTACGTGTTGAACACCTTTGGTGCTGTTTACTGTTATTTCACCAGAGTAATAAGTCCTTGTACTTAATGCTCCACTGCCTTCCATTCTAAAATAATAAGGCTCGTTTACTCCGTCTGCAATAACAAGCAATCCATAATCGTAAGCGCCTGAATCAAACAATGCAAAACTAGTTTGCCCTTGTGATGTTCTTGCTAAAACACTTCTTCCTGTAAAGGTTGAATAGTTGTCACCACTTCCAGATACTGAGGCTCTATTTATTTGTAGCCATGTAATTCCGTCAAGACTAAAATAAATGTCATCACTAACACAAGCAACAACACCATCACCATAAGGTGTCACACCTAGTATAGTATCACTAGAACCAGAAGGTTGTACTGAGCTGGTTGTTCCTAGTTTTTTATATCCATTGATTCGTCTATAGCCACCTTCAATAGATACTTCAAAATTTCTTAGTTCAGTAGCCACACCCGGTGTTCTAAGCAGATCAATTGCATTAGATGTTTTTACTAATCCTCCAGTACAAGGAACAGTATATGGTTGCGTGGCTGCCATCTTAAATTACTCTTACCCTATCGTCTTTTATATATTTTGGTGCAGGACTTAACATATTAGATTTCATTTGTCTCAGTCCTTTTTTATAATCATCGAGTGCAAAAGCAGAAGCTTGTAAATTATCTTTAAATTGATGCAAATAATATCTTGCTCTTGCTGTTAATACAGGAACATATACATCAGGAAAAACAACTGTATCGCCGTGTGCGCTTAATGCTGTTGGTAAATCATAGGCAAAAAACCAAACTCTGTAGACTTCTTTAGGAATTGGACTTACTCCAAACTTCCTTCCGTCTGGGCTTCTGAAAACCACATTAGGTTCTCCCCAAGTCTGAGAGTCTGCATCGTCTACGTTTTCAGCCTCCCTTCTAAAATCTTTCCAATCTTCAAGCGTAGCAAATCTTAAATTCTTACTTGTGTAAGGTGCAGAAGCTCCGCTTACTCCTATTGTTGTTAAATAAAAATCGTTCCAGTCTACCGTACCGTAGTCTGTTGTCAACGAACTAGAAGATTCTTTTAATTCGTACCACCTTGTTCCTGCAACGGTTTCAACATATGTATTACCGTAAAAAGGATCTGTTGATCCACTTTCACCTGTAGCAAGAAAAGACCACCTAGGCTCTGCAGTTACTATATCATTGTATGCCCTATTTACGCAATCTTTTACGTGTTGTTGGATTCCTGCTGCTCCTGCAAATGTACTAGAGGTTAATACAATTTCGTTTAACTCTCTTAGTAATTCATTTGTAACTTGTAAGTAAGTAGTTGCCATTAGCCTTTCTGTCTATTAAAATTCTTTTGGGGTTTTCCAAAGATGTTATCCCAATTCTTATTGTATGTTTTTCTTTCTTGAGCAGTCATCCTACTGCTTGCGCTTATTAACTTCCTGTTTCCTTTTTTCTTATTTTTGAAAATTACAGGTCTTTGTTCGTTTCCTATCTCTGCCATGCTTTTCTCTAGTTAGGTTTTTGTATCGAGCCACCAGTGCT